TCGCTCTTGAGGATGGTCGACAGCGCCTCGCCAAACTCGTCGCCGACCAGCATCGAGCCGGAGCGCGGCCTGCCGGCGAGCTGCTCTACCAGCGCCTCCGGCGTCATACGCTCGGCGAGAATGGCAGATGGGCAGACCTGCGACAGCATCCGGCGCGCGAAGGCGAGAGACGTGCTCTTGCGCGCCGAGGTAGTGCCGCCGAGGAGCAGAAAGTAGAGATTCGTCGCGATGCCGTCCGGCCACGGGTCGAGGAACGTCCGCACGTTAGGCGTGACTGCTGCGAGCAGAGCCAGCGCCGCCGCCTCATGGTACTCGTGCGCCGCGTCGGTACGCGCAGAGCAATAAGCGATGTACCGGCTAACGAAGTGCCCGTCAGGCCATCCGTGCCGGAACTGGTAATCATCCGACCGGCCGGCGGACACTTTACGTACGTTAGTTGTTCGCTGTTCGTTCGCCACCAGCCGGAGCTCTGAGCCGAAATCGGTCTCGACGTGCTCGGCGTAGCCCTGCGCCGCAAGGTCGCGTGCCGCCGCCTGGTAGTCGCCTGCGTGCTGGAGAAGCGCGTATGCGGAGAACTTGCTGTATCCCCGCTCCGGCTCGAACGGTGCGCCGGATGTCGAAAACACGTACAGCAAATCGGAGCCGTTGTAGTTGCTGGTCGCGTCGATGCCGTCGGTGCGCGCGTGCGGCCTGCGCCAGTAGTCCTCGCCGCTACGGTGGTGGACGTGCCGCCAGCCAGCAGGCTCGAGCACCTGCGCCCACGTCGCGCGGCCATTGAACAGGTCGCCCGGTCGCGTGCCGTCCGCAGCTGCTGGACCGGACGCCTGCTCCGGCACCGGGTCGAGGCGTATCCCACGGTCGAGGCTACGCGCCAGCCCGAGCACGACCTCGCGCTCGTCCGGCGTAAGATCGGCGATTGCGCCCGCCTGAAACGTCTCTGCCACGTATGGCTCGCCGGACGGATGCACGCCGCCGTATGACGGCGCCACGACCACAAACCCACCTTCGCCGCGCGTCTCGATGCGGACGGTGCCGTCCTCAGCGCGTGCGAGCTTCTGGTTGCCCTCGACGGCGGCGCACCGATAGAATAGGTGCAAGCCTTTGGGCGTCCTCTCTCGGTAGCTGGAGAGCAGGCGGATGACTGGATCAGCGTCTAGCTTGCTCGCCAGCTCCACAAACTCATCAAACGCCGCCACGTCGTCGAAGTCGATGCACTCCAGGTTGCCGGACGCTGCGCCGGTCAACCAGCCAAGCCCGGTGCGTTCGTACTGCCCGAACCAGCCGCGCAACTCATCCCTAGTCGGCTTGCGGGTCTGGTACTCCGCCCACGCCGTCAGGTCTGGACGTTTGCTCCCGTCCTCGCGCACCGGGACGACGGTAATGCCGTCGATGGTCGCCTGCTTCGCGGCCTCAACGATGTCTGCTTTATCCTGATCCATTTCCCCTCCTGCTCCGATGGTAAGACGCCTCGCGGTTAGCTAACCTGCTCCCCAGCCAGTCAGCCACGCATACATTTGATGCCCGCGAGACGCCCCACCATCGGAGCAGGACGCGCCGCACGGCGTCCTGCTCCACGCCAACCATTAGAACGGGTCAGCGTCCTCCTGCTGCTTCGCAGGCGCCACCTTCTTCTTGAGCGGCGTTAGGCCGACGATGCGAGAGTAACCAGCCTCGTTGGTCGAGACCAGTGCGCGAGCCTTCCGACCGAGCAGCGCGTCGGTCACCTGCTCCCCGGTCTCGCCCTCGCGCAGTTCACGACCGAGCAGCGCCTCCGCCCACTTGCGAGCGGTAGACCGCGGCCCGAGCGTGGCGCCGGTCTGCTGGAACCATTCGAACGGATCGCCGTTGTCCCACGTCACCTGGTCGCCGTCCTCGTCGGTTGCCGAGAACACCCACCGCATGCGCGGCCCAAACTGCCCGTCTTCCATGTCCTCGATGCCAACGACCTCCAGCGTGTAGGTGCCCTCCATCGTCGGCATACCGCCCTGATTGTTGGTCACGTTTCCAAATGGCATTTGTATCTCCTAGAATCCTATGACAAGTTGAATCTGATACAGTTTCAGAACTGCTTCCCACGCTTCTCTGTATTTGTCGAGCTTTTCCCCTCCTACTACGTGCAGCCTCGCCGCTCCTGCCAGTTTACGCGGCAGATGCAATACCGCGAGATGCGAAACCTTGTGACCGGCCTCCTCCAACAGCGCCGCATACGCTGCGCATTGGACGTAATGGCTTGCGTAAACCCCGGCGCTAGTTTTGATGTCGAGCACCGTCGGCACTCCGTTGAGCATCCCGTACCAGTCCGGCGTTCCACCGTATCCCATTTTCGTCGAGACCAGCGCCTGCTCCACGACCACCGGTTCCAGCTCGACGGTCTCTAGCCACCCAGCTGCATGGTGCGCTGGCACGCGCGCCTTCTTTACTTCCTCAAGGTCATATGCGTCCATATCAGCCGCAGGACCACCCATGCGTGCTAGGACGATCTCGTGCGCGATGGTGCCGGTCATAGCAGCAGCGTCGCGAGCAGCCGTATGTGACCGGCCAGCGAGCCCCTCACGGTTGGCCCACTCGACGAGGCGTTCGCCAGTGCTCCAACTGGCACCGAGGATTTGCGTCACGCTCGGCAGACGATTGCCGCGCTTGTCGTAGTACGGCTGCGTCGGCATTAGCCGAGCGCCCGCGTCCACCACTGGCGCAGCAGCTCATAGCCCGCCACGCCGACCATGATGCCGAGTACGAATTCGCCCATTAGTTAGCCTCCTTCACGGTCAGCGCGTATGTCACTCCGCCAGCCTCCACGTAGTCGACGACGCTGCCGACATACGGCGTGCGGTCGATGTCGCGCAGGCTTGCCTTGAGCGCGCCGGCGAGCGCGAGCTCGACGACGATATCTGGATGGTCGGTCGCCAGGCGCCGAAGGTCCACGGTGCCCGATTGGTGGCGCTCCTGCAAGCCTACGCCGAGGCTGATTTCATCGTCCCAGATTTCCGTCAAGCCATTGGCCTGCATGTAATCCTTCACGCGAGCCGTGACAAGCTTGTCCTCCTGGTCAATCGCGCCTTTGTCGAGCCGGATACGGCGCAACTCGGCGATGCTGGCGATGATGATGTCAGGATGCATTAGGTGAGGTTCGGCAGCGTCTCGACGTGCGTCCACTTCGCCTCGACGCGCAAATACGTATGACCCTTGAACACGACGCGCGCCGAGTCAGGCATCCCCTCCGCCTGCATCGCCTCCAACACCGCCACCAGCGCGCCAAGCGTCGGTTCGCAGTCGGCTTCTGCCACACGCCAACGACGAGTGTCCCCGCCCTCGCGGGTTGTGATTGTGCTTTTCATTGTTGTCCCCCTCCTTCTGCATTACGCCGTAGGAATACCGTTTGACGCAGCCTCGATTGCGTCGAGCCATCGTTCTGCGAGCGCGCCATTGACTTCGAGATCAGGAACGCTTTCGATAACGCTCATCTTGCTCTGCGACCACCCAAGCAGCGCACCGACTGAGGTCTGCGAGACCTTTGCCGCCTTACGCCGTGCTACCAAGTCCTCGACCAGCATTTAAGCCTCCTTGCTCGCCTGCATCGCCGCCTTATAGATGCGGTCGATGACATCCTGCTTTGTGCGCCACGAGGCGATGGTGTTGACGATGCCGTCCACCTGCGCCTGCTGGAGCTTGTTGAGCTCGTTGTACCTGTTGGTCATTGTCGTCCCCTCTCGTTGCCGCTCTCGCGGCGCGCTTGATGTATCTATATATAGACTTGTTGGACGTGTATGTATAGCCCAATCCCACGACGGATTAGGAATATTTGGTAGATTTCGTGAGATTTCAGGCCAAAATATCGTAGTGCTTGCCGTCGACCATGAACCCGCGGGAGCCATCGTCATGTTCAATCACGCGGATGAGTTGCGGGTATAGAGCACCGTTGCGGACGTGCCCGATGATGAATCCCTGCTGCCAGTTGGCAATACCCTTGACGTATTCAAGATCGGTTCGGCAGAGACAGCCCATTTCATACCAGGTATGCGAGCGATTCCGCCCGTCTGTGTACGAGTAGCTCCCGCAACGGTGCGTGTGACCGTTCACGCCGGAGCTGTGGTAGCGGTCGGCGTGGCGCTTCGCCGTGTACGCCGAGTGCGCCGAGACGTAGTTACCATGCGTCACCACGAACCCGAGATACTCGATGTGCTTGCCGTATGGCACGCTGCCGGCGCAGGCGTTGTCGAGGTCAAGTAGCTGGTCAAGGTCCGGGATGATTTCGGCAAGCTCGCCGGCGTTGCGCCAGATGTAACGGCGCAGCCGCTCCTCGTGATTGCCGTCAACCCACCACTGGCGGCCACCAACCGCGAGGCGCTTTCCGAAGTCATACAGCGCGTCACGCGCCATCGCGATTTCCTGAGCGATGCCAAACCGCCGCGTTGGGTTCGTATCGAACGCGGAGATTTCGTAGGCGTCCAGGATGTCGCCGTTCCAGATAATGTCGTGCGGTCGGAAGTCGCCGGCGAACTGCAGGACGGCTTTATAAAGCGGCTCGTCAACGAACGGTAGTTGCAGGTCGGAGACGATCAGCAGCCGCGACCCGTCCTCGCGGTCGTCGATGCTGATGGATTGCCTGGACTCGTACTGCGAGAACAGACGATCCATCTGTTCGTCGCGCTCGCGCTCAGGAGCCTGATTACGTTCGCTAACGTATTTCGCGCGATGGACTCGGTAACATTCGTCGTGGAACCGTTGGTCGCCTTTGTACGGCTTCTCAATCATCTTGCCGCATTGGTTGCACGGTCTCGGCTTAGGAGTATTGCGCCACTGTGCGCGGCGTGCCTCGACCCTGTGTTCGGCGCAATATGGTGAACGCGGGCTCCACGTAGGCTGAGGGCAGCGGGAGCATGTTCGATCCATTACTCCTCCAGAGCGATCAGCCTGTCCAGATACCAGCGCGCCTTACGGAGGTCTTCGAGACCATTTTTCTTACGCCAGCGCACCACGTACTGCAAGATTGTTGCTTCATGAAACGGAAGCTGCCACGCCTCGATAATGTCGATCGGCTCCGGGGTGAGCTCCGAATACCAGCCGCGCTCGCCTGGCGCCTTCATTCGTCCTCCTCCAGCCCGACGGTGAACGGCTCGTACATGACCGATCCGGTCGCCGGATTGATATCCACGTATCGCGTCATATCGAGATTGTGTGCTTCATAGATGCTGGAAAGCACCAAATATGACTGGTAGTAAATAGACCGCGCGTGCTGCCATTCGTTGATGGTCGTGGTGTTTTCGAGCGTGTCCATCGTGGCGCGGATTTCGCGCCATTGTTCCAGCTCATCCGGCGTGAGCCATGCTGCCGGTTGAGTATCGTGCACGATTACTACTCGGTCTTGCTCGTCGCAAGCACCTGCAACAGCGCCTGAGCGCCGGACCGTACCGCAGATGCACCAATACCGACAGCCCACGCGCGCCAATCGGTGATCGCCTCCGGGTCAAACGTGACCAGCGCCTGAAGCACAGTCACGGATACAGCAGTAATCGCACCCCATACGAGAGCATGTCGCATAGCCTAATCCTTCACGCGAACAACGATATCGGTGTATCCCGGCTCACCAGGTGACGCGATGCCGATGAACTGGCCGTCCTGCTGACTGGCTGCGGCTGCGGCATTGGCAGAGATGGTCGCAAGCAGCGCGAACGCATCGGCGTTGACTGCTTTGATAACGGTCGGCGACGTGCTCATTTCGTCCTCGCCTACGTACCAGTTGAAGTCGATACCATTGACGCCGGCGATCGTTCCGATTCCAGCGTACTGCTTCATCTCTGCCTTCCAGCCGCCGATCCCACAATCAAGCGCCTGAATGCCGTCGTATTGCGCAAGCCATAGCGGGCAGCCCAATTCCTCGCCGGCGTATGCGCTCCACCACCACGCGCCCGTATAGATACCGACCTCGAATCCGCGATCTTCTGCGATCTTCATCGCCTCGCGAATCATTCCGAGCGTATCGCCGCTTCCGTCATATGGCGGGTTGTCGCTCTGCGACTGCTCGCAATCGAGCCAGATGCGCCGTACTTCGGGGAAGTATGAGAGCTGCTCGATCGCCCATTCCATCCGCTGCCGGATGAACTCGTGGCCTCCGCTAAACCATTGGTATACGTACGCCTCGACCTCGACGCCTGCTTCGATTGCGTTAGTGATTTGATAGATATGCGTGTCGATGCGCTCGTTCACCAGCTGCACGATGACGCGACCAACGCCGGCATCACTCAACGCATGAGCGTCGAATCCGGTCGTGTAGTTACTGCAATCAATCGCGATCACTTTGCGGTCCCAAGCATCAGCGCCATATATGCCAGAATAACGGTTGGCAAGCTTGCAAAGATGGTAAGCGCCATCAGAAAACCCTTGACCTGTGCACGCCATTCGACGAGCGAATCGAGCGTGATGCCATGGCTGTCCAGGCGACGATTCAGACTGTCTAGCTCGCGAACAACGTGCGGGTCTTGCATCGGTTATTCCTGATCTGCCTCGGCAGCCTCAGCAGCCTGCTCTGCTTCGTATGCGGCCTTAGCAGCCTGCTCTGCTTTGTATGCGGCCTCAGCAGCCGCAATGACGTATGCGGCCTCAGCATCCGCAATGACCTCCGCGTATTCAGCATCGGTCACAACGTTATCAGTATCGATTACTTCATCCGCCGAGGCGAAGTATTCACCAGTAACCGGGTCTGTCACTCCACCAGTGAGAGAACGACCATCGGTGCTGAGCGGAAACTCAGGAAACTTGATATATGGCATTACGCATCACCCATTCCAGCTTCGACGCGCATGTAAACCAAGAACGCGGCCGGAAGTGTTCCAGTAGCTGAAATACCACCAAGCCCATATGCAATCGCAGTAGTAGCAGTTGGGACATCCGTAGTATGAGAAGCTACCTCTGCTCCAGTAGTATCGTTCCGACACTTCCAGGTAACGCCTGCATCCTCAGTGTAGATTTCGTATGAAGTCGGCGTAGTCGGACGAGCACCGAGGTCAGTTGTAGTTTCAGATGCACTCTGACGGGTGACGAAATACAAATTGCCAGTCGTGTTGGCACGGAGATATGCGCCGTTCGCAGTAGCAGACGGAGCAGCACCACCAGCCATAAACCCGCACCACGTTGTGGTAAGGTTGGCGTTTGATGTTCCGGGAAACCAGCGAACCAACATGCGCGGGTTTTTGTCAGGTCTGATTGCTGCTCCTAATGAGGCACCCGTACTATAGTGGTACGTACTGGTGCCCCACCATCTATTGAGGTAGTTTGCAGCCCCGGTCAGTTGAATATATGCATCAACCGTTCCACTTGCAGGAAATATGGAAACTCTCGGAGAGGTTCCACCATCGGTCGCGTTTACCCCCCCGTATCCTGAAATGGTGTAAACGTTGTCAGTTACTGATGTAATTAGCCCATACGGAAACGCTTCCGCATAAACACGCCGAGCAGCGCGAAACTGTGCCCTGATTCCATCGAACGCGCTCGCAGCGCCCCACGCAGGAACGCCACCGGATACAGTGAGAACATCTCCAGTAGAACCGATGCCAAGACGCGCAATCGCGTTGGCGCCAGTCGCATAGACCATATCTCCAGCAGTTGTCACCTTCGCCGGAGCGGTCTGCGCCATATTGCCGGTTGTACCGAGCTGCTCGTTCCAAATGGCAGCGGTTACAACGTCCCCGGTCGTCTTGTCAGATGGTGAAGTCCAGGCCATATCTGTCTCCTAGAATCCGAGCGTCGTCGTGGTGCCGAGTGCACCTGTACCAAGCAACCAGAACCCGCTGCGACCTGTCGTACTTTCCAGCACGAACTTCGTTTTCATATTACCAGCGACCACGCTATGCGTGATTCCGGCGATAAACAGCTCCTGCGAGATGGCAGACCCACCGCCAGGCGGAGCGTACTGCACCGTGATGCGGTCGCGCAGTTGCCGCGATAGCGCCTGCGTCATCAGGTCGGCGTGCGCTTGCGGAGCAAACGTGACCGACCGGATGCGGAGTTCAGGCTCCTTGAACTGCGCGAGGATGTAGTCGGCCATGCTATCTACTTCGCTGTCGGTACTGTTCATCAGGTTTGTCAGCGAGTAGCTGTGCCGACCGTATGCGCTGATTGACGTGGTATCCGACGCGGTCTGCGCGGTGCCACCGGAGCGCGTAATGCTGACCGCGTTCTTGATTAGGTCAGATTCGTACTCAATCTCAATGTCGGTCAGCGTGAGATTGCCAGCGCCGAATGTTGCTTGTGACGTGTTCGATCTAGTTTCGTCGAGGATGGCGTGCCGGTCGTCGAAGTGCAGGTATCCGTCTGGCGTGCCGTACAGCGCGCCTTGCTCCGATGACTCAACGAGCTGGAGCGCAGACAGCGCGTTCGTGTTCGTGAACGCCGTTGACTGAAGCGTAGATTGCCCGGTCTGGACGTTGGCGCGCGCGATACCAACAGCGTCGAGGATGTTCTGCGCTGCCACGTTTGACAATCCAGCCGTGGTCGTCGTCGTCACCGCGGCGCCGGCGAGGTCAGCCATCAGGTCGGTCGCGCTGACCGTCGCGATGGCGTCCGCATTGTCTCGGTAGGCGAACCCCCACGAGCGAATCGTCCCGGTAAATACGTCGTATTGGACAGCCGTGGTCGGATGCGTCGCCTTGATGCGGATGCGGCGACCGGGTTTGACTTGCGTCACGCCGCCGGAAACGTGCGGACCGCTCAGGTTGGTCGGGTCGTATGCCCTGGTCGTATTGTCCAGAACCACCGATGCGGTAGCCGGCCGGTACGTTTCTAGCTCTCGGCTTTTGCCATATCCAACGTTCATACTACGAACGTCTGCGATCACGTCCTCGTACAGTCCAGCCGTGTCAGGCTCGCCAAGCGTGATGGCCCCGAGACCGCCATATCCAAGCGTCCAGCCTGATAGGTCGGCGCCTTCGGCGAACCGAATCTGCACCGCGAACGTCGGGAGCGCGACCTGTGGCATTACTGCACGGCTCCTGCGCTGATTACAGCACCGCCTTGATTCGCGGCAGCATTGATAGCATCAGCGACAGCCCTACCAGTAGCAGCCGGGTCTGTGATAACGCCGTCTACGGTGATGTTATTGGTAATCGTCACTCCTGGTAGCGGATTCCCCATCTTATCGGCAAGACCGAGAAGCACATCAAGCGGAGCGCCGGCTTGTCCGGCTGCGCCTTGATTCAGAGCTTGATTGAGCTTATTAAAAGCAGCCATCGCCGCACCAGGATCGAGTCCGGCAAACGGACCCTGTCCGGCAGTAAACGCTTGAGCCAATCGAGCTTGAGCCGCTGCCAATTCAGAACTAGCGATCTGGCCAGAGATATCAAATGCAGCTTTACCACCAAGACCGGCGCCGGTGAGCTGCTGGAATGTCCCGACGCTGGCCTGGCGGATGCTCTTGCCGTAGTCGTACATCTGCTCGGTCGTGCTTTGCAGTTTCGCGCGCTGCTGGTCGATTAGGTAATTGAGCTCGCGCGTGAGCCTGATTTGATTCTGCTCGGCATCAGCCGCTGCGCGCTTCGCCTGATTAGAAGCCTCCTGAGACGCGCGCTGGGCGTCCTGTGCGGCCTTCTCGCCGGTGATGGATTCGTGCAACTCATCGGTAATGTCTTTGAGCTTCTTCTCAACTTCATACTTTGCCTTTAGAGCAGCCGTGAAGCTATCAACCCAAGCAGGCTCGTGTGAGTTTTTGAGTAGCTCAGTTGCGACGTAATTTTCGAGCTGCGCGAATGTCATCGCGCCAAAGTCTTGAGTTGCTTGCTTAGTTGCAGCACTCATTTTCCCGAGAGAAGTTGAAGCATCTTCAGACGCATTCGCTACATCTTTTGTCTTATTGCTCACATCGGTTGATGCGAGCGCGTGTTTGAGATAAGCAGCGGTTGCAACACCTGCAACAATAGCAGCGGCAGCCATCCACGGATTAGCGGCTGCAAACGCGATTGCCTGAGCGGTAAGTGCAGCGACTTGGGCCCAGATTGCCGCCGTCGCGAGTACCATTTTTGGGAGTAGTATCGTCCCGATTGCAGCCCCGATACCGGCAATAATCGGAGCAATAACGTCCATATTGCGAGCGAGGAAGTCAACGGCCGGGATAAGAACCCCAATCGCCTCGACGAGCTTCATCTTCGCCTTTGTCAGCTCCAAGACAACCGGCAACATCTTTTCGCCCATGCTGGCCTGCAGCGTCTTAAGCTCTGCGTCTGCTTTTCGCTGGCTGTTAGCAAGCTGATCTGACGTATTGATGAAGTCGCCTTCGACCTGAGCTGTCTGGTCGAAGATAAGCGCGACGCGCGCCGCTGCCTTTTCCTGGTCAGTCAGGCTTGACGCGACAGTCTTCCCAGTATCAGCAAGCGCACGAGCTTCGATCCTCGTTGCAGACAAGCTCACGCCAAACTGCTCTAGCGGGTCGATTTCACCGCGTAGACCGGCTTGAATAGCGCTAAGTGCATTCTTTACATCGGTATCAAATACCGATGCCATATCAGAAGCGCGCTTAGTAAAGGCTATCGTAAGGTTAGCCGTTTCATCCAGGGAATAGCCCATGTTCTTGAGCATGGAACCCATCGGCGTCGCCATCTTGTTGAACTCGTTACGCGACAAGCCGTATGAAGTGGCGGTTGTCTCGCCCCACTTCTGGATAATTTCAGCCGACAAACCGAACACTACGTTGACGGCGTTGATGCTCTCGTTGAGAGCCGACGCCTGGTTGATGGACTCGCTGACGAACCCGCGCACGCTGTCTGCAGCAGATGAAAACACGTTTGATAGCTGGATGCCGGCTGCAACCGTGGCAATCCCACCGAGCGCGCTCTTGAGCCCGCCAATTTCCTGATTAGCCTGGCCGGCGTCTGCGGTGACGGTAATGCGAACTTCATTCGCCACGGCGGAACTCCTCGACCATCTCAATCATCTGAATGATGCTTGCATCTTCGTTCAAAACAGCGGACGGGAGCACCCCATACCGTCTCGCGAGCCCGTCAATCATAAGCGCATGATTCAGCTCGATCGGCATACCAACCACGTTGCCAATGCTGTCCTCGACGCCTCCGACGTGACGATATTTCGCGATATCAGTCATCACACTAAAGGGGTCGTCGATACAGCCTTTACCCATGCCGTCAGGATTTTTGAGCAGACGCCGATCGGTAGCGTGTGCATCCCATCAACCGTTGCAGGAATCTCAGACCCGTCCTCGTCCTCGATGTTCCAGGAAACGAGCGCCTGTTCAGCGAACATCACCATTGCACCGAGAATGTCGCCGGAATCCGCCGCCGACTGGATATCGAATAGAGCCTTGAGCTTGATATCCAGCCGGCAGCGGACCTCGATTCCATCCAGCTCGCCGTCCTCAAACGCGAGAACAGCGATTCGCCGGTCAATCCTGTATGCCATGCCCCCTCCCCCTCCTCTTAGAACTTAGACGGTGCCCCACGTCGGGACGGTGCCGCTCTGAAGCTGCAGGCCAGCCGTGAAAATTACGGAGCCATCGTTACCACGATTCAGGTTGTAGCTGTCGATCAGGCACTCCATCGAGAGCACCGGGTTCCCGGCGGTGTTACCACCAATAGCGTAAGTCACGGTGCGCGTACCAGTCCGCGTTGAGAACACGCTGTGCGCCTGATTCGCCGAAGCGTTAAACACGCCGTTGACCTGGAACGAACCGTCTGAGAGACCGATCAGCCGCTCCATCGCGCTCTTGTCCAGTCCGGTAATGTCGATCATGTTCTGCCCGACGTTGACCGTGATGTTGGTCACGTCGTTCGAGATGTCCTTCAGCGAGCCGGCGCTGTTGTCCACCGCGAAGTAATCGCCGAGACCGCTCTGCTTTGCCATCGATATCTCCTAACTAGAGCCGGGCGAACCCGACGACAAACACAAGGTTGGTGAACGTGCCGCTGGTGATGACGCGGACGTATCGGTTGACGGTGCCGGTGACTGCCAAGCGTTCCGAGGTCTGCGCCGTAACAGCGGTGAACGTGATGAGGTCGGACCAGACCGTGTTATTGGTCGAGCTTTGAATCTTGACCGTCGCCGAGCCGGAGCCGATCGACATGGCCTCGATGTAGCCGACCGCGCCGGCGCTCGTGCCGGCGCCCTGGTCGACGCTGGTCGAATCCGTAGCACTTGCATCGGTCTGCTTTGGCCCGGTCGTGAGCAGCACGCCGAAATCGAGCTGCTGGCCTGCCGTGCTTTGGTACTCGGCAACCGTGGCAATCGCAGCGCCGGGAGCGCGCGTTACGTTGTAGCTGGCCTGCTTCGCGTTCATCCCAATGCAGGCGTCGCCAAGTGCGGTGCCAAACCCGACGACGACCACCTGGTCGGCGCTCGGCAGATTGCCACTGTTGCTCGTCCAAACGGCGTGGTTGCTGGTCGCCTCAAACCAGCCATTGACGGATAGCGTTCCGTCCGACAATCCGGCGATGCGAGACATCGCCGAGTCTTGCAGGCTCGTCACGTCAAGCATGGCCTGCGAATATCCCATGTTGTTGAGCGCGTTGGCATCGCCGCTCAGGTCATACCCTGCGGCATACAGCCGAACGCCGAGACCGCTCTGCTTCGCCATGTCTTACTCCTTACGGCGTGATCGGGCTTTCGCCGTAGATGTTGACCTCAAATGGGATGGTGGCGATGCGGAATACGTTGCCACCGATCTCGATGTATCCGAACGATGCGTCGCCAGGCCGCGAGTCCGTAGCGTTCCCACCAAGCGCCGAATCAGCGCGGAGCGCGGTCTTGATGCCGACCACCGCATCCCACATTTCGGCCTCGATGGTCTCGCGCATGTTCGGAGACGCCTGCATCCGCCAATACGCGCGGATGGTGAACTCCGCGACCGTGGACGAGTCTCCAAGCGTGGTGAAGTCCTCGCGGTGCTGCGACAGCCAGAACGCCACCATCGGCGTCGTCGGTACTGACAACGGCTCGCCAATGTATGTCATCGTGAACGCTGGCGCCGTGACCGTGCCGAGCGCGGTCTCGATTGCGGTGATGACACCTGCGCGGCTCACGATAGCGCCCTCACGAGAGCTCGCCCCATGATGTGATTGATGCGCCGGCGGTTAGCCTGCCACTTGCGCCACGACGTCTCGAACATGTGGTAGCCGGGGAACCGCGTCTGGACCCCGCGGCGCTTACCAGTTTCCACCCAGTAGGCATACTCGACCGGCTCGCCGGTGAGCGCCCCTGATTTGACCTCGAAACCGAAGTCTGAGAACTGGCGAGCGCCGATGCTGCCGCGCAGCCTGCCGGTAAGCCAACCGTGACCAGGTTCTAGCTGATCATGCACGTCACCAACAATCTCGACCGCCACATCGAACACGCCAGCCCTAAT